TAGTTCACAAAGTTTGGCTTGTATGACAAGTGAGTGGCAATCTTCAGAAAACATTCACCAAGATAATTTGTAATCCTAGGTTTGGGTTCTCCACGAGTTTCAGCCAAGGCAACCTTTTCCTTGTACTCGATAATCGCAGCAAGGAATTCTTTGTTGTTTACGTAGTGTTCTGAACGTTTTCTAGTCCTTGGCATCAATACAGACATTTACTTTGTTTATCATTCATGACAATATTATACATCAATATGGTGGGCTTGACAAGTACCCAATATCTCAGTAGAATAACTCTGTTAAGGGTGAAAGAGACAACTTAGCTGTTATTAAAGATCTTCTCTAGAGTCTTTCTGGCCTCTCTAACAGAGGAAACGTAACCCATCTTCTTAGTGATCTTGTTCTCTCTAATGGGTTCAGTTTCGTAATAATATGCCAACACGAACTTGGCGTAGACCTTAGTGACATCTTTATCAAAGACCTCACTGATGGTAACCACTTTGTTCATGTCTAGTATATATGTCATTTCTTTACCAGTCTTAATCCATGGTTCAATCTTGACAAGACTGACACCAAGGCTTCTGGAAGAAGAACTGTTCATCACTGCTGGACACTCAAGAAGAATCTGATCGTCTTCTTCTAAAGGTAAAACTTTGGCGAGAACTTCTTCTCCTGAAATTAACTTAATAACGGCGAGGAACTCTTTTGACATGTTTTTAATGGAATGGTGAGTATTTCATAGTTAAAGTTTTCTTCATTGTAGATCTTCACTCTTTCCATGAGATGAATTAAAGTATAATTTTTTGAGGAGTTGTGAGTAATGTCATCCGCAATGTCGTAGAGAGTGGCTTTGACTTTATTGTCTCCTTTACGAAGCACTCTTCCGATTGATTGAAGATTGCGAACTCTGGATTTACTTGGAGAGGCAAAAATTACATTGTGAAGGTTTTTGATGTTGATACCTGTGGAGAAAGTTCCGTATGAAGCAATGATGATTGCATTGTCTTCTTTTTCTGTGATGGCTCTGACTTCCTCTCGGTCTTCAGTATCTACACCTCCATGAACGAAGAAACATTTACGATCTTCGCTTTTGAACTTATTTATTAGTTCGAATAAAGGCAGTCCATGAGCCTCTACACGACTGTAGAGAATCAAGGTATTACCTTTCAAATCTATGGCGAGATTTTTGATGAAGTTGTTTCTCTGTTCGTGATTAATCAGATACTGAATCTCATCCTCATAAGACTCAAACTTTCTTGCAGGGTGTTTGAGAGTCAGAATTTTGATGTTGAATTTAGACAGATATCCTTTTGAGATCAGTTCATCGGTACTGATAATCTTATAAGATGGACCAAACAATCCTTCCAGAACCCACTTATGTGTCTGTGTGCCATCAAGTGTGCCAGTGAAGCCAAAACGATACTTACAGTCAAGAAGTTTGGTCATGATACTGATCAATGACTTCGACTTAAACAAGTGAGCCTCATCACCGATCACAACGTCAAATCTTTCAAAGAAAGGTTTTTCCAACTTATAGATTGACTGCCACGTTGTGATGACAACAGGTTGATTTGTGAACTTCTCTCTTCCAGAGTAGATCTTATGACAATAGTTTTCTGCGTCCCAACTGTAGTCCTGAAAGTCCTTGAACATCTGTTCAACCAGTGACGTGGTTGGAACCACAAGTAAAATATTTTTTCCTTTCTCTACAAAATATCTCACCAGTGAGTAAATCATCAAAGACTTACCAGAGGCTGTCGGTGAGATAAGAAGTTTGCGATTACTCTTCAGAGCGTCATAGACACCTTTAATTTGGTATCCGCGTGGTTTGTGTACTGAGACACTCTTGATGTAGTCTGCAACCCCTTCTGGCGACACCATATCGTTCTCTTCGATAGGGAGTCCATAGAACTTGTTTCCTTCGAACTCATAGGTATATCCGTGTCTGTTGCAAAAGGATATGACCTTATCTATGAGTCCGACATAGATTTCATTTTTTCTTGTGTCAAAGAGACGGATCTTTCCGTCCCACCATTTGTTTCTGTACTGGGGCATAAACTTAGCCCCAGGTACATCGAATGTAAAGTAATCTGATAGTTCGTGATATACGTGCGGTTCGGCCTGTATTGTTAGATAGACTTCATTCTTTTTCTTAATAATAATATGAGACATTCATATCAATCAATTATTAATATTTAGACTTCTAATCCAGTACCCCCTTTGTCGGGAGGTAAGAACAACCACTTTAATTGTCTATTTTTAAGTCCTGGATTTTGAATAACTCTTCCTGGTTTATTTGCACGATTTTCATACCCACCACCCACAATAGGCATGTTAGTATTCACAACGTTTGGAGGGCCTGATGGTGCAGGTTTGTCTCCATATATAAGGTTTGATCTACTTCCAGATGGATCTCTACCTTGTTCATATCCAGGCCCTGGTTTTGCCGAATATCTTGTTAGTCCTTGATATGTTCTCAAACTATACTGTTTATCAAAATCAATAAGATTGGTTTTACGATTCCGTATTGGGCCCAGTTTGCCCATTTCAGATATAAACTCTCTAAAGGTTCTCATCGTTTTTTAAATATTTATCAATCAACCTTATATTTGTACTCAAGAACGATTCTATACAAGAAATCTTTCATCTCTTGTAGTCTCTGTTTCTCCAAAGGACGAACGTCTGGCCAATTCTCAACACTGTGACAGACTGAACGATATAGTGTGTGAACGTCTACAATATCTAATTCAAGTTCAACGTATGGGACATCTTCTTCTTCCCAAGATTCTTCATATTCATATTCCATTAGTTGTACCCCGCTTGAAACTTATGCCATTCGATTGAGTTTTTGATTTGATAAGTACGATTAGAGATCTGTCTCAGGATACTATCGAGATAGTTGATCATCACATCGTAGTATTCAATCTTCATCGAAGCTTCTGAAAGTTTCTCATCTGCATCCAAATATTTTTGCATAGTGTCCTTATCCCTAATTTTTTTAGGAAATGGATTCTCCACATAAACATCAGGATCCGCTTTTCCACTAAAGTACTCATAACGATCGTGTCGAATGTTTCGTTGTAATTGTTTAGCTTTTGCCCTCAATAGAATGAGATTGTTCATCATCTCATGATACTTGGCATGTAGTTGAGGGACTTTGATCGATTCTTCATGTATATTGTCAATGTCGATCTTGGAATCATCTTCCCACATCGACTGAATAATTTCAAGAGTTAAAATCATCTAGGATCGCCAAGGGTCGGTTTATTATCTATTCTAACACCATTCTTATCAGTGATCTCAAAGATGGTGTATTTAAAGGTCACTTGGGCCGTGAAGTATGAGTAATCTCTATCCGCAACATCAAACTCCAGAGTTGACAGGGCTACGGGAAAAATATCCTTGAATTTGACTTGAAGATTTGGTTGAAAGTTGCTGTTGAGAATCTGTAAAGTTGCATCAGAAAACTCAAAGTATCTTGGATCGGTAGAACCAATATCTTGAATTCTGGAGTATGGATCTTCTTTCTTCAGGTTGTTATATTGTTCAATCGTCTCTGGATATCCAAGACCAGTGATCCATTTGTAGATAGAGAGATAGTTCTCCATCTCCTCATCAATGAGGAATCGAAGAGTCAGGTCATCATAAAGAACTTTATCACCAGGTACGGCAATGTCTTTCAGGTAGGTTGGTTGTACCGCAGTTCCCATGTTGATTGCGGGAATATTTGCGGCCTGACAAAGGAAGTCTACCTTCGGAGCCTTTGAAAGAATAAACTTAAACCCAACGGGAGACATATAGTTCCTATTGGATATTTGTTTCGCAAACGGTGTTTGAGACATTATGAGTTTTAGAAGTATTTAGATAAAAAAAGACCCCCTTTCGGGGGTCTCGCACTTCCTTCACACTTGAAGGATTATATCACATCAGGTTGGTGACGGCAACACGTCTGTAGTAACGGTTGGCGTTAACGGTAAGAGTACCGCTGCCTTGGGTGGTGCCTTGTGAGAAGGGGTTCTCGACCATGCCGTAGCGGGTCTT